TAGCAGCGTCCAAGTCTTCTGAAATGACGTTGCCACTTAATGACCATGCACCACGAAAGTGACGGTCAGAAGGAACGGTTGCGGTTGAAGCATCAATCTGATTCCCGTCCTTGTCTACGATGTATGTTGTTGGTGCCATTAATTTTCTCCTTATGCAGCCAATTCAGTGACGCTCAGTTCTTCAGTAATCTTCCAAGCATTGCGCCACTCACGTGTACCCGGAAGCTGTTCTTTACGGCAGATAACCAGTTTAGGTTTGTTGCCCTCGTTCCAATTGCGCCACACATGCTGTGGGCAATCTTTCATAATTAAATATTCTATTGCCTGTTCTTCTGTCATAGCTTCGACAGGCTTTGTGTTGTGAAGCAAGTAACCACGAGTATGCTTCTTGAAGTCTGGTTGTGCTTCATCTTTTGCCAGTTCCCAGTAGACCCACACAGGTGGCAGGATACCGCCCTGTAGCGCACACGCCATCCAGTTCGGGTCAGGCACAAGTATCTTTGCACATTCATCTATGTTGTCCTCGTAGACTACACGATAGTCTGACTGATAACCTTCTAGGTTTTCTTTTGCCCAGCACAGACGGTCAAACAGGTGAGTGCCTTTGAAATCAGGTGTGTTCATTAGGCGAGGTCTCCGTGAATTGTGTAATTTTTCCCATCGCTGTCAGCACCAGACCCAGAGGCATTGTGGGTTTTCAGTTGAAAACTATTGCTAGAGGACTGACCCAAGATTTGTATGTTTATTGCAAAACCTGTTTCAATCGGTGTGCCATTGCCCGAAAAGTCTGCACTATTCATACTGTTTGTTAGTGAGTAGGTCTGCGTTCCGACACCATCGTCTGTCAATGATGTGGTATTAAAACTATCATCTAAAACAGGTGTGCCATCTCCACTAGCATTGCCCCACGCCTTTGCACTACCTTCAACAACAAAGTTCGTGGCGATTGACCCAGCGGTGCTGTGTTCCAGCGTATCTGCTACAATTTTACCTGCCATTACGCTAAGTCTCCGTGTGCTATCACCATCGTTTGTCTGGCATCTACTAACGAACCAGTATACTGCGTCATTTTCATCTGACAGTCTCCGGTTGTAGTGAGTACAGTCTCTTCGTGACCATCATCCTGACAAACAAAAAAAGTATCTGGTCCCATTCCAGAACAAGCGTAATTTACATTTGCAAAGTTGTTGTTCCACTGCGGGTCAAAAATCCCTGTTCCAGTATCTGTTACGCTTGTGAGGTTGAAACTATCATCAACCGTTGGTCCATCTTGATTATAGTTGAACCAACACTTTGCCAACCCTTGTTCTAATTTGGCAGTAGCAGTAGCACCAACAGTCACGGTGATGTCATTAGCAGTGGTCTTGCCTGTGAGCGTATCTACTTTTATCTCACTCATGCTAAGTCTCCGTGTGCTATAGTAGATACATACGATGATTCTCTTACATTCCCATTAGAATACTGAACATCTAGTCTAAAAAATGTTGTCGCAATAGATGTGTTGTTTGCTACAAACTGAAGATATGCTGACCTTACACCAGCGGTATCTTCTGACTTTGCCATACCAGACACTGCAAAAGTTGCATTTCCCATAGCGTTAGAAAATGTGTAGGTATTGTCACCATTCCCATTATCAGTGGTGCTTGCAATATTAAGCGAATCATTAACGGTGCTATCACCATCAATCGAACACCGCGCCTTCGCCGCTTCTTGCTTAGTCAGCGTAACAGGGCTTGAACCATCACTTGCTACGATTGTATCTGCTTTTAATGTACTCATAGCGTCACCAACGTCCCGCCAGACTCGACTGTAAGTGTAACACCAGAAGCCACAGTAAACGGACCAGTTACGTTGGCGTTCTCTGTGGCTAATATAGTGGTGTCTGTGTTGAGTGTCTGATTGTTTGTGCGGAAGATACCGCCAGACTTAAAGTTGCCTCTGTTTTCTGCGGCAGGTGAAATAGACCCAGCAGACGTACCCATGTACATAACAAAGATATTACCAGTGCCGCTAGATGGTGCAGCACTAAATGTCAAAGCTGTTCCATTCGGCACAGTGTATGAGTCAGTTGGCTCTTGAACCACGCCATCTACAGATACGATAAGGTCTTCTGCACGAGAAGTTTGATTAAGGGTAAACACTGTTGTTGACCCATCACCATTAAACTCCTGCTTTGCTGGTCGTGACTGAAAGCTGGCGTTAGGTAGGTTGCCTATAAAGGGCATCAGGTTATCTCCATTATACTCAACGCTGTATCTGCACTATTTGCTGTGTCAGAAATCACACTAATTGTGTGCGTGGTTTCCATCACAATCTTATTACCTGCCATGTATTCAAACGAAGACCCGCTTGGGATAGGTATGTCTTTTGCCAAAAACACCGGGGTTCCCGCCGAAAGTTTAATATCGACAGTTATTTGACTTGACGTAGTGTTAGCAATGGTCAGGCCAATAACCACAGTTGTTGTAGACGCTGGAACAGTGTAGATGTTCATCGCAGCATTCGCTGCGGTGCTAGATCCATCAAACGCCTTTACTTTAAAGGTATTAGCCATGACCTACTCCTTACGCTACATCATCTAGCAATGCTGCCACCACACAGGTAACTGTGCCTGTTGAAGTAATCGCATGGATGTCTCCAACTGTTGTGTTTGGCAAGTTAGCGTAAAAACTATGGCCTGCTGCAATCTTTATAGCGTCTGTTGCACTGGTGGATGCTGTACCAGCATCCAATACAATGTAGACATCTGCTGAAGAATCTGTGTTTTTTATGAACAAAAAGTTCACCTTATCTCCAGTAGCAATGGCTGTTGGAGCCGTGTCGTCATCAACAGCAGTATAATCAATAAAGTTACCCGCCATCAAATCGGTGCTGCTGTTGGAAACACTTGTGAGCTTATAGTACCATTTATCATTTGCATCAGACGGTGAGATTGTCATGCTACCTGAAATAGTCTTTGCGATCTCATCCGGCAAAACCGTTGCTTGAACGGTTACGGAAGCATCATCTGCCATTTTTAACTCCTATCCTAAAGCTATGGCTAAAGCAGTAGCTGTACCAGCGACCTCTGCACTACTGCCTACGTTAAAAGATGTAGCAAGTCCAGTGACTGCCGCCCCTGATCCTGCACCATCACAGAACACAATGTCAGATGTACCATTTGGTATGGACACTGTAGCTCCTGATCCTTGTTTTATAGTGGCTGCTCTGCTACCAGACAAAGAATTTTTTATGATAAAAAACTTACTTGTAGTATTTGGTGCAATCGTGACCACGTTTGTGCCACCAAGATCAGAGCCACTATCTTTTAAATTAATTACAGAAAACATGCCAGTTTGAACATTACTGGAGCCAGAGGTCGGAGAATCTAACCTTACGGTCAAGTCTGTAGTCAGGTCAGAAGCGGTTAAGTCAGTAGCACCTGTTATTCTATCAAATATGTCAAAATTAAAGTTGGTGACATCGCCCCAACTGCCAGATAATTCCCCCGTAGCTGGTTTCTCTATGCCAAGGTTTGTGCTAAACGAGCTTGCCATATACTGCTCCTATGCCGCCTGATCCGTCCAAGAGGGCGTCTGTGACGGCGCTACGTCGCCCCAATTTGTCGTAGCCCCTGTTACAACACCCCAATTTGGAGTTTGCGCTGCTACAATCTCTGTATAAATAAGGACTATACCAGTATTTCCTGTCGCTGTAACCCCTGTTGGAAAAACTCCTATTGATAGTGGGAAAGTAACCGTTCCGGTGCTTAGTGCAGCCGTTCCTTCTACCCCTGTAAGGGACAAAAGTGAAGCTCCACTAACGCCCTCCTCACCCAGACTTACTGTGGCTACAGCACCAACACCTATCACCCTTGCTCCGGCGTTGGTCTGTTCATCGCCAAGAGCAGAAGTTCCTGTTACACCTGTGATTGAGAAAAGGGCTGTGCCTATTAAGGCTGGGTTTCCTACGGCTCCGGTGGCTGCTACTCCCGTGGGTGCATGCAGAGCAGATCCTACTGGTGTTACAGTGCCAGCGGAGGCTGTAGCCGACACACCCGTGACAGAGATGGGTATGGCTTGGTTCCAAGCACCTTCGCCCCAAGTGCCTCTACCCCATCCCGATATAGTCACCGTGTCACTCCATTACGCTATACGAATAATAGCGTTACTTGCATCGGCTGTTGGGAACTGAATGGTAAAGGTGCCGGATGTTGAGGTTTTATTAGATGTAAAATCCAATACAGCCACAGCTTTGTTGCTGTTGGTGCTGTTGTATATTAAAGCACCCATTGCAGTGATCGTTGCTGTGGTAAAGCTAAGATCTGCAAAATCGGTAAATGCCGTAGTGCCGGACGTAGTCGGCGCGACTTTTGTAAGTGTGCCACCCCCAGTTGCATATGAACCGCTAGAAGCTACCTCACCTGTTGTGGTAAATGCAGTAGTTGTAGCCCCCAAAGTAGCAGTAGTGCTAGACTTTCCGCCACTGCCTTCTGCATATAGAGCTAGTTTAAAGGCGTTGCCGTTTGTTGCGAAATTGTGTGTGCCCAACATCAACTCTTGTTTAAATGCGGTACACATTGCTTGTGCTATTGCCATCATAGTCTCCCTATAGCGTCAGCTAGTTGATGTTGACCCGCTTCACGGACCTTCGCACAAATTGTAGCACGTTCTTCTTTTCTAGCCAACTCTACATAATATTGCACTAAATTTCTAACACGATCCTTAAAAGCTTCTGCCTGCAATCTAATTGGTTCAGGGGCTTCATCGGATATATATATTATCTTATCGGCTGCCATATCAGCTATTTGGTCGTTAGATAAACCACCGTTATCAGAGGATACTACCTTAACAGACCCTACGGATGCTACGTTAACCTCAAACATGATCATGTCTCCCAAAAATAACCGGATTTGATTCTACCGGTTCTGGCGGTCTTATATCAGACTGCTTTGTTATTAATATGTTGCCCCCTTCGATTGTTTGAACTAGAGGGTCATCTAACCTATGGTAGCCATAAAGTTTTTCATTATCTGGGACATTTGTGTCTAACAACCCGGAACGATGAGCTATCTCCAGTTTTATGCCTTTTGACGCGGCAATAGCACACCAAAACTCTACACAAGCTCTTCCTGACTCAGCCATGTTTACGTTTTTATATGTAAAATCAATACCGTACAGACAAATCTTTGTTGCTTTTTTCCAAATAGCATACGCTACCGCGTAGGCCACTGTATTGTTAAAGTAACAGTAACCTGTTGATTTTACAACTTTTTCAAGCGGGTAAAGTTTTATGGCTGGAAAATCACTATGTTCTTGGCACGAGTATATTGGGTTCTTATTTTTACGTAAAAACTCTCTAGCTATTCCGGTTTGAGAACCAGCGTTTTCAGTATCTAAAAAACGAGAAACGGGGTCCATCATAAACGTCTTATCGACGTGTATAATACCTCCGATACAATTAATGCCCCAAACTTCATCAAAAGTTTGCGAGGCAACTCTTGCGGCTATGTAGTCGGCATAACTGCCGCCCAAGCCAACGATGGCAACTTTCATGTACGGGCCCTTCTTGGTAGCCCCTGTCTGTTTGCATCATCGTTTTCTCTAGCTTCCCCAAGATCCTTCAATCTAACCAAAGACTCTACAAAGCGCTCACTGTACATTTTCATAACGTCAGCTTCACCCTTCATATAAGTATAGGCTTCAATCAAACTGCCATATAGTAAAGCGTTAGGGGCATTAACACTTAAAAAGGTCGTAGTAGCGTCTGCCGAAGTAGAAACTACCGTTCCCGTAGCCCCACTGGTTGCCCCAGTGACTGTTTCTCCCACAGTTAAATCTGTGCTTGGTATAACAATGTTAAAAGTCGTAGCGCTAGCAATAGATGCTATTGTTGTATTTGCACCGCTGGTCCCACCCGTAATTGTTTCTCCTGCTACAAAAGTCCCGCTTACGCTGCTAACCGTTAGTAAAAACTGACTTTGAGTTAAACTTGTTGGCCTATAATAGTAATGAAGCTCCGCTGTGTAATCAGCATCTGGAGTGGGAGCTAATAAAAAATTTTGATAATCGTACACACCATAATATTTAGGAAGACCGGTGGTAGCTGAATTTGGATTATACTCCTGTAAGAAGTTAACATCTTTGATTAACAAAAAGGTTTTATTACTAGAGCTTTCTAAGGATAAACTGAACGAAGCCAAATAATCATCGGGCACCGCTAAAAACTGGTTTCCGGAAGTTGTGGTTCCAGTCGCATTTTTACGAAAAAATTCCAAATCAACGCTTTTAAATATACGTTCTTCGGCTGCTTTAATAAAATCAACAAGGTGAGAGACAAAAGTAGTCTCTTGGTTTTCTGTATAGTCTTTTATCGCAGACTTTAATGTAGTGTATGTAAAGCTCATGTTACGCTCACTGTCACAGTTCCCAATACAGCCTCTGCTTGTGGTACTCGTTTGTACTCTATATCTACAGTACTAAATATAGGGAATTTTACTGTCGTGTTAAAAATATTATTAGTGTCAGGACGTGCTTCTTTTAAAGTTTGTGGGTCATATATTTTTCTGAATGGACCTAATTGAGGATGTTTTCTTTCAAACTCATCTTTTCCAACTAAGGCCCCATTCCATTCTTTACGCATGTCTTTATAACGATACTTCATCCCAGATCTATCTGAAATAGCGTAAGAATTTTTTCCTGTAGCGTATCTAGGCATTAGTTTGTCCTAAAGTATGCGTACTCTGGCGTTACCGTAAAGCTAGACCGGTCTCTATCCTCACCCATAGCTCTTTCAAACTCTTCCTCGTACATGGCTTTAAGCATTTGAGTTCGATTAGGAGCTCTTTTAATAGATAAGTAATAAGCCAGACCGGCAGCCAAACACGGATAAAATCTAAAAGGTACATCTAATGTGTTTATGGCTGTGTCTGCATCATCTATGCGTGTCAAAGCGTTATAAACAACAACATCTGTGCTGTTTTCTGGGGTCGGCCATAAACGTAAACTTGGTGTTACTTGTCTATCCAAGAAGAACTGCGTGGGTCTGCCAGTAGTAGCTTTGTTTGGGATGTTTAAATCATCGTCACGGCTAACTCTTGTTAAAGAAAAGTCAGTGCTGCTACGGGTTACAACGGCGCTTAATATATCAATTACATCCGCGGATAGAGCGTATGTTCTTGTCCCAGAGGTTAAAGCTTGTGTGCGTTGTGTGATTGTCCACTGGTTAAGACCACGGTTAGCCCACTCTGCCAGCATTATATTCAAAGATCTTCTGGCAGTTACAAGATCGTATCCTGTTTTAACCTCTAAGCCACAACGCTCAAAAGCTTCCTCCACATAATCTGATACGTCTAATTCAAAGTCTACGCTTCCGGAAACAGCCATTACTTATCTTTCGCATACAAATTGTCGAATATCTGATTTACGTCCATTGTATAGTCTAAATCTGATTTTGAATAGTGTATATGCTGGGACGGCAAGAAATCAGGCGCACCTTGTCCGGTCTCAAACCATGCAGGGTGTGTAACTCGGACACGATTATTAGGCAAAGCGACGATATTACCCGTGTACGGACCAGCATCCAAAAGCTCTAAAACGTGACTCTGCTTATGCTGCGCCGGGTCATCAGCGATCTCACTCTCCGTATAGTCCACCGTAAAATAGTATTTGGCCGGATAAAACTCAGGCCCTATTTTGGCAATCCAAGGGCACGGATGAGCGCGATCTAAACGATAAACTGCGTGTGTATGGGACATACAGTCCCAAGGTTGCGCCAAATGGACAGGCATAGGTTCTGGCCACTCTTCAAAAGGCGTGTCTCCAACAAGCGCAGTTATGGGCATTCTGGCCCACATCGCTCCTCCGTGTACGTTCTGCTGATCCGTGCCATCAGTCTCACAGCCGGTGAATATCATCTGGAAACTTAAACACCGGCTGGGCATCGTAGTAACCGCAATCGCCATGGCGTGAAGAAACTCGCCATGATAATCAGAATGGTTACACGTATACTCTCTCCGCACCCAACACTTGAAGTGCGGAATATTACTTTGAAGGTAGGGCAAGGTCTTATACCTTGCCGCCCTTGGCCATACCCTTCTTCTTCATCATGCCGCCGTTGGCCATCTTTTGAACCTTGCCACCTTTAGCGTAACCTTTTTTCTTCATCATGCCGCCGTTGGCCATCTTTTGGACTTTACCGCCTTTAGCATAGCCCTTCTTCTTCGCAGGTCCACCGGCAGCCATCTTTTGGACTTTACCGCCCTTGGCCATGCCTTTTTTCTTCATGGTAGGTGCTACGTTACCTACAAGGCTAGATGCATATTCATCCATTGTCATAAATTCTTTTGCCATTTTTCGCTCCTATGCTTGGCTTACAGAACCCTTGGTTCTCTTCCTACGGTTAGCCATTACAGCACCACAACCTCGTGCTACTGCGGTCCCCGCAATTCTTTTACCCTTAAATGGCCGTTTGGGCTTTGTCACGGCCCCACCATTCTTTAAACCTGTTACCTTTGCAGCTTTTGTATTAGCGACTGTAGTCTTTCCTTTAGCGCCTGCTTTTTTCTTTTTACGCGCTGTTGTAGCGCGTTCACTTTTGGATAAACTATTAGCTTTAGATCTAGGCAAGCAACGATCAGGGTTTTTCTTATCTTTTGAAGTACCACATGGGCCTTTGATAGAGCCATCAGATCCAATCCTTACCCAATCTTGTTTCAACCACTGTTTTAGCTGGCCCATTACGACTTCCGTTTACCGTTTTTTACCAACTTAGATAGTGTACGTGCCTGACCCGCGTGAGCTTTAGACGCTTTGCGTAGCTTTTTAGCCACCTTTTTGACTTGAGTCTTGGCTCTTCCTGTTAACATTTATCGGCCCTTCCTCTTACCACCTTTTGACTTTTTGGCGTAGTTTGGGTCTTTACAGTATTTTGAAGCGGCCAAGTTTGCATACGCTGACGGGTACGTGTCAAAGGTGCGTTTAGCCCAAGCCTTGCCTTCGGGGCAAATCTTACCACCACTTTTCACCTTCCCTCCTTTTTTCATGCGAACAGCGCCATTTGTAGCGCGTTTCGGCACAGGACAGGCCGCGGCCCCTATTCTTACTGCACTGGTCATCTAAAACACTTTCTGCACGACTGCGGCTGCA